ATAGATTAGTAGTCTTTCCTACAGATTTACGACATAGATCTCTTATTAACAAAGCACCTTTTAATAGATATTCAGTAGCATGGAAGACAATTATCAAGTGAATATAAATGATGTACCAATGGTTCGTGTAACATGGTTAGATGCTCGTGACATGGAGACTGGATGGTTGCCATTAAAAGATATAATCAACGCACCATTAGCTGTATGTCAAGAAGTAGGTTACTTAGTTGTTAATAATGACGATAAAGTTGTGATTATGAGATCATGGTGCATAGATAAAGATGACAATCACGGCGGCGGCTCAATAGCTATACCCAGAGGTTGGGTTAGAAAAATAGAATATTTACAGGTAGAGTATGCAACAACTTGAAATAAAAGATAATTTTTTAACAAAAAAAGAATTTAAACATCTGCAAAGTATAATTTTTAGCCCTAATATTGCATGGTATTGGAATGCAGATATAAATACAGCACCAGGTTATGATAAAAAAGCCAACGCTAGTTACTTTACTCATAACCTTTTTGATATGGAGATGAATTACATTTACAGTCAGCTGTTCAGAAACTTTGATATATTCTTTGATAAGTTACACATGAAATCTTTAATAAGAGCAAAACTAAATTTTTATATGCCCACTGCTAAAGTAGAAGTACACAATTCTCATTCTGACTATTCATTTGACCACAAAGCGTGTGTTTTTTCATTTAATACTTGCGATGGTGGCACAATTGTAGACCCTGATGGAGAAAATTTATTTGCAGAGTCTATAGAAAATAGGGCAGCCATATTTAACGGTAAAACTTCTCATAGCAGCACCTCTACAACTAATGCTAAAGGTAGATTTAACATAAATTTAAATTATTTTTAATGGAAGAAATACTAATACAAAAGACCTGCATTTATAAAAGTAAGATAGACACATCTATTATTGATGAGGTAACCCCAGGATTGAGCGACGCAAGATTGTATAATGAACAAACTTGGAGATGTAATTCTAATACAACTTTATCCAGGTATGGAAACATTTTGTATGAGAGAAAAGATTTACAAAAAATTAAAACAGCTTTGGTCCAACAAGTTGAGATGTTCTTTCTACAAAATACCTTAAATGATAAGCCTTTTATGATTACTGAATCATGGGTAAATGTTATGGGCCCTAATGGTTATCAAGAGTTTCACAATCATGAGGGCATTTTTGGATCTGGCGTATTATACTTATCATCAAATAATTCTGACATTGAGTTTTGTGTATTTCCACAAGGATATAGAAAATCAATATCTCCAAAAAAAGGCGATGTAATTATTTTTGACGCCAAAACATACCATAGAGTGTTACATTCTGATAAAGAGAGAATGTCATTAGCTTTTAACTTTAGGATTTAATAATGTTACATAATAAAAATACAGAGTTTGTGATGTATATTGATAATTTTTTAGATGATAAAACTTTAAAAGATTTGCAAAACACATTAACAAAAATAGAATATAGTGAATCAAAAGATAAACACGGTAGAGTGTATGGTAGAAGACATACATTTTTTGGTGAGCATCATAAGAGTGATCCTGTGATAAAATTAATTAAACAATATTTTTTTCCACACAGAAATCTAGTAGCTGATTCAATACACGCACACATAAGAGACAATAGTAAAGAACCACTTTTTCATGTTGATGTTGAAAACAATGTGTGCGCTAATTTTTTATTTTTTGTTAAGGGTGAGCCTTTGTTAAATAATGGCACAGGTTTTATGAAGAATGATCAATTGTCATCTCACATTGGATTTGTTGAAAACAGAGCGTTATTTTTTAATGGCAGCAAAATTTTACACAGCGATTTACAATCATTTGGTGATAGTTCACCAAGATACACATTAAACATATTTTTTAGGGAAGAAAATGAATAAAATATTTATTGGCACGCCTTGTTATGGGGGTATGATTTCAGCAGATTATTTTAAAAGTTGCATGCAACTTACAGCTCTAGCAGCTACGCAGAAAATAGAATTACAATTTGGAACAATAGGCAATGAGTCTTTAATTACCAGAGCTCGCAATACATTAGTACAATTATTCATGGATGGTGATCACACACATTTAATGTTTGTTGATGCTGATATTGCTTTCAACCCACAACAAATTATTAGAATGATTAATTTAGATGAAGATGTTGTGACTGGTGTTTATCCAAGAAAAACAATAGATTGGACAAAAGTAAAGAAAAGAGTCAAAGATAACCCAGACATATCAGAAGATCAATTGCATGCTGCTGCGTTGCAATATAATTTAAATGTGAAGAATCCAAAACATATTAAATCTAAAAACGGATTTATTGAGGTTCTAGATGGTGCAACAGGGTTTATGCTTATAAAAAGAAATGTTTTTAAAAGGTTAGCCCTAGCCTACCCAGACCTAAAATTTATACCTGATCAGCATTTAAATCAATCTCATGATACTGAATTCGATTATCACAAAACATCAAGCTGGAATTATACCTTTTTTGATACAATGATTGACCCTGACTCAAAAAGATATCTATCAGAAGACTATGCTTTTTGCAGACTTTGGCAGAAAATTGGTGGTAAAATTTACGCTGACATACTAGGTGGGATGACACACTACGGAAACTATGCTTTTAGGGGCAATGTAGCAACTCAATTCTTGCCACAAAAGAGTAAGTAATTTATTATTAATCTATGCAATTAGTAGATCTTAAATTTTTACCGGGTATCGATAAACAAGACTCAGCATACTCAGCGGGTGATCAACGTAAATATATTGATTCTGATTTTGTACGGTTTCACTACGGCAAAGCTGAAAGATGGGGCGGTTGGAGATATCTTCCAAGCCCTAATGTAACTGTCGTAGGTGTTGTGAGAGACACTCACTCTTGGGTTAGTCTTAACGGAACTAGATATTTGGCTTTAGGGACTGATAGAAAATTATATCTCTACACTGACGGTAGCGTCATAGACATAACTCCACTTCGCGAAACTCAAGCATTAACTAATCCCTTTACTACAAATGGCACTACTACTGTAACTGTAACTGACACAAGCCATAATGCAAAAGCAGGAGATTTTGTTACATTTGATTCTTTTTCAGCGATTGATGGTTTAGACATGAACCAAGAATTTGAAATTACATCTATAACAAGTGCAAACGCTTACACAGTAACTCATACAGGTACGGCATCCGGATCCACATCAGGAGGTGGTGGGTCAGGAAATGCAAAATATCAAATCTCAATTGGTCCTAGTATATCTACGTATGGTTATGGTTGGGGCACTGACACTTGGAGTTCCGGTACGTGGGGCACGGCTAGTAGTTCTTCTACAGTAGTTCTAGCTGCTAGAGTATGGTCACTTGATAATTTTGGAGAAGATCTAATTGCCACTGCACTAAACGGAGGCACCTTTGTATGGGATACATCAGCTGGCACTAGTACAAGAGCAACTGCTTTAAGCAATGCTCCAACTGCGTCCAGATTTAGTTTAGTGTCAACAGATACAAGGCACTTAATGTTATTTGGCACTGAAACAACGGTGGGTGATTCTTCCACGCAAGATGATTTATTATTTAGATTTTCAGATAGAGAAGACGCTACAGACTATTCTCCAACAGCTACTAATGAAGCAGGGTCATTAAGAATATCAGATGGATCAAGAATAGTTGGAGCAGTCAAATCACCAGGACAAATTTTAGCTTGGACAGATACATCTCTACATGGCATACAATTTGTCGGATCTCCTTTTACATTTGGTGTAAGACAACTTGGTGCAAACTGTGGACTCATAGCTCAACACGCAGCCATTGAGGTAAATGGTAAAGCATATTGGATGTCAGATGACGCGTTTTATTTGTATGATGGTGTTGTCAAAAAAATGCCTTGTTCAGTTCAAGATTTTGTATTCGATGATATTAATTATACAAACAGCACTGAAATAGCTTGTGGTCTTAATACACAATTTAACGAAATTATTTGGTATTATCCTTCTGCAAACTCGTCACAAATCGATAGGGGCGTGGCTTACAATTATCTAGAGGGCACATGGTATACGCTATCGCTTGACAGAACTACATGGTTAGGAGCTTATGTTTACGAGAATCCAATAGCAACAGAATACGATGCTAGTCTTTCTGCAAATGCAAGCACAATATTAGGATTAACGGCTGGAGCCAGTTACATTTATGAGCATGAACTTGG